CAACCAAGGTCTTATACTATGAAAAATCAAAAACCTATAACAGATAGAGATTAATATGTTAAGTAAAATATTTTCAGCAGGTGCAGGTGAGTTAATTAAAAATGTTGGTGGTGTAATAGATAATTTACACACATCAAAGGAAGAAAAACTAGCTGCAGAACAAAAAATAAAAGACATGATAATGGGTTACGAGGCTGAGATGCAAAAGCAAGTAACTGAAAGGTGGAAAATGGATATGCAGTCTGACTCATGGCTTAGTAAAAATATAAGACCACTAGTTTTAGTATTTTTAGTTGTATCAACAGTATTATTAATATTTATTGATGCTGGTGCTATTAATTTTAAAGTAGAAAACAAGTGGACAGATTTATTACAATTAGTGTTAATAACTGTGATCGGTGCTTATTTTGGCGGTAGATCACTAGAAAAAGTAAAAAAATAATGAGTAGAAACACAGGAAATGACTTAATGTTTGGCCAACAAGGTTCAATATTTACAAATACTAACACACAAGTAAAAGCGCCTACAAATATGTTTATTTGTATGATACAGTTTTTAGCTGATACAACTTTTGATGAGTTATCACCTATGGCTGCTAAAAGTAATCAACTACCAACAACTGGTATATGTGTTGGTGATAATACAGGTGAAAAAGGTATGGGTACCGAAACAGCTGGTAACGAAGCTGATTACATAGGTTCAGGTGGTCAAATAATAAACGCTGGTAGTGATTCAAACTTAACAAAGTTTCCAAAAGGTATGATTATATATGGCGCTTGGGAAAGTTTTACTATAGATGCAGATGCTGATGGCGGTGTTATAGCATATTTAGACTATAAACATAGACAATACTAAAAATGGGCTTCACTACAGGAATGATAAGTGGAGCCGAAGCAGGAACTCCACATTATTATATTGACAGCGGCGGTAATCAATGGGATGCTCATACTTATGTAAATTTTCATTTTGATAATAGTGGATCTATGAATAATATTATAACGCCATTAACAAACGCTATGACTGGCGCTTATTTTTCTAGTGGTAGTGCAGCTGGACAAGATGGTGTAAAATCAACAACTTCGTTAAGAGCTGAATTACAAGATTTATATGCTACTGGTGGTATTGAAGGTGCTCCTGATTATAACACTGACAACAGTACGAACGGTAAAAACGCTTACGATGCTCACGTTAATCATAGAAGTATAAACGATGAAAGATTTTTAACTTGGAGTAATAATCATTATGTAGGTAATAATTTTCAAACTTGGAACAATTTAGGAAACAACAATACAGTAAATAACATTATACAAGTTTTTGTTATAAATGAAAGTAAAGGTGGTTTTCCTAATAATCGTAGAGGAGGTGGTTATTATTCTACACCTTGGGGAGAACCATTTACAGGTACTTTAACAAAAACAGTACAAGCTACAACTTCAAACAGCACAACTGTAGTATTAGATAGTATTACAGGTTTAGTTAAAGAAAGCGATAATAATGATGGTGTAGTTTCAGAACCTTTTGCTGAGCACATGAAGTTAACAGCTGTTAGTGCTGGTAGTTTATCTGGCACGCCAACTATAACTAATATATCTAGTAATACTGTAACATTAAGTAGTGCTCAAAGTTTTGCCGCAGGTACTCAATTAACATTTTCTATGACTTCTTTTGGTTTTAATTCAACAAATGGAAGTTTTCACTACAGCAGTCCTGATAATCACTCTGATTACGCAACAGATATAGCTGTAGCAAGAAATGTTTTAGGATTAGGAAGTGGCTTAAAAGATATACTAACAAACTCAGGTCAAAAACCGTCTATAACATATATAATAATAAATGCTGGTAGTGGAACTAACACTAGGGTCTCAGCTTTAAATGGCGTTGGTGACGGTGTTGTTGGTAACGCACATAACGGTCCTGGCGGATTAAACGCATCACAAAGACACGTACAAGAAGGTATAATAGAAGGTAAATTAACTTTTCACGCTACAAGAACAGATGGTAACAATAGAAGTTTAAATGATTTTGCAGATATAACTTCTTGGAATGACAAGTCAAACATGTTGCATTTGGTAGCGTTAACAAACAAATCAAACGAAACAAGTCAAGCTTATTGGAAAGACCAATTAAGATCTGCATTACAATTAAACGTATCATTTTAATATGGCAAGAATTAGTACATACACAATAGATTCGTTAGATCCTAATGACAAGCTTCATGGTACAGATCAAAATGGTGTAACAAGAAACTTTCAAATGGGTCCTAGCACTGGTGGTGGAAACACTACTATTGTTAATTATATTACAGAGTGCGATCCTAGTGCTTTAGGTTGGCAATACCATAATTTAAATTATAATGGTAACGGAACACCACAACCAGGGTCTATAATAGGAAATAATAATAATGTGTCTACAGCTTTTTCTGCACTATCAACATTAAAAGTAAGTAAGTTTCCTTTTGCTACAGCTTTAGCAAGTGGTAGCAATATGACCGCTGAAAATATATTAGCTGAATACTTAGGTCAAAGAGTAAAATTTCATGATGTTAGTAATCCTAATTATTATGGAATTTTTGATGTAACTGGTATATCAGTTAACAATACGCACAATGATTTTTTTGACGTAGCTGTTACACATGTATCAAGTAATAGTAGTTGGAACTCTAACCCAAGTGGGGCTAACCCTGCTGTTCCAGCTGTTTACGTATTAGAAATATGGGTTGGACCAGATCAAGGTGATAAACATTTTACACACACACAGCAAAATGCTTCTTCAACTTGGACTGTAACACACAATTTAGGAAAATTTCCTGCTGTTCAAGCTGTTATAGGTAATACAATATTTATACCTGACGTTGAACATATTAATAACAATCAGTTAAAAATATACTTATCTTCTGACAATAGCGGTAAGGCGTATTGTAACTAAAATAATAACAATAAAAACAATAACGAAATTATGAAATTTTTAAATCATTTACAATTCGAAGAGAACGAAGCTAGAAAAATGAAACTCTATAGAGTTAGTTCTGGTACCTACACGCCTGGTGTTACTGCTGCGGGTAACGTTATATACGATACAGCAAATAGTATACCTAAGTGGTGGGACGGTTCTGCTTGGAGAGACTTTTCACACGGTACATCTGGAGGTGTATTATACGACCTACTAGTAGTACAAAATAGTGGTAGTAATAACAACCCTATACTTAGATTAGATCCTTCTAGTGGTTCTAACGACGATATAACTATAACAGGTGGTTCTAATGTAACTGTAACAAGAACTAGTGCTACGGGCATTACTATTGCAGCTACAGATACTAATACTAACCAACTAACAACATTTACATTAAGAGGTACTACAAATACAAATCCTACAACAGTAAATCATAACGATACAATAACAATAGCAGCTGGAACTGGTATTACTACTACATCAACTTCAGATGGTGTTATTACTATTGCAAACACAGTAACTAATACAAATACTCAAAATGAATATTCTGTAAGTATACCGTCATCAACTACAAAGCTTAGATTATCTGGTACTGGTGCAGCTGGTAACACAACAGATGATATTGAGTTTGTAGGTTCTGGTGCTACAACAGTTACTAGAACAAACGACAGTAAGTTTACTATTAGCTCAACAGATACTAACACTGAGTATAGTATGATGACTGCAACTACTCTTGGTTTAGGTAAATTATTTAGTAATACAACACAATCGGTAGCTGCTAATTCTGTTTCAGAAACTTCAAGTAGAACTTATGGTATTCAAAAGAACTCATCTAACCAATTAGTTGTAAACGTACCTTGGACTGATACAACTATAGCTAACACTAACACTACTTACGATCTTTCATTAGCTAGTGTAAGTAGCAACGAAACTGTATTAACTTTAGACGCTTCTAGTGGTGATGATGATACTGTAAGTTTCAAAGGTACAACTAACGAAATTGCAATTACAACACCTGCTACTGGTGATGCTGGTACAGTTCAAATAGGTTTACCAGACGATGTAACAATTGGTAATGACTTAACTGTTACTACTGATTTAGCTGTTGGTAATGATTTAGCTGTAACTGGAAATACTGTACTAACTGGTAACTTAACTGTTAGTGGTACGCAAACAATTGTAAACTCAAACACCGTTGAAATTGGTGATAATATCATAGTGTTAAACAAAGATGAAACAGGTACACCATCTCAAAACGCTGGTATTGAAATTGAAAGAGGTACAGCAACTAATCAATCGTTATTATGGAATGAAAGTACAGACAAATGGTCTACTTATAATGGTTCTACTTACGTTCCAATAATACAAGATCTTTACAAAAACTTTACCGCTCAAACCGGTGGTACTGCAACAGCAAACACTACAACTGATACTTTAACTTTAACTGGCGCTAATGGATTAGCAACCTCTAGATCTGGCGACACAATAACGTTTACAGCTGCTACAAATGTTACGGCTGCAACTATTGCCGCTGCTGATTTTGGATCAGGAGAAACAACAGCTACTATAACGCACAATTTTGGCACAAAAGATGTTATTGTAGAGTTATGGCAAGTTGGTGATACTACAAACTCAAAAGTTGAAGCTAACGTTGTTTGCGCTACAAACACAGTTGCTGTTAGCTTTTCAGTTACACCAACCGTTGATGTAAGATGTGTTATAATGGCAGCAAAAGTCTTAGCTGATAACTCAATAGCATATTCAGAATAAACAATAATATAAATAAAATTTAATAAATGAAGTTTTTAAACGATGTAGAAATAACGGGTAGTGGCGCAGACTTAAAATGTGCCGCTTCCGTTACTTTTTCAGGACTTTCCAGTAGTTCTCAAACTACAGCTGTTGTAATAAACAGTTCTGGTGTTCTTAGTAAAAGAGCTTTAGGTAGTAATGCATTTAATAGTACAAGTTTTTTAACTGCACACCCAGCTGTTGAAGGTACAGCAATAGAAGCTGGTGGTTCTAATAACAGTGGTAGAACTTATATACAAGACATAACTCTTGATGATTTTGGTCATGTTACAGCTATAGGTACAGCTACTGAAACAGTAACAAATACTAATACACAAAATACTCACACATTGTCTTTTGTAGATAGTAGTAGCGACTGTATATTAAGAAACACAAGAACAGGCGCTTCTGAAGCTACTCAAGACTTAAAATTTGTTGCTGGTTCTGGAATAACATTAACACCTTCTGGTTCTAATTTAACAATAGCATCTTCAGGTGGTGGTGGTGGTGGAGCTGGCACTTACAGAGGTTCATTTAGACCTAGTGGAGTAGATACAATATCAAGTGGAGGTAATACTGGTGTAAAAAATACAGTAAGTTTTGATACCGCTGTTTTTACAGCTTCTGGTATGAGTATTAGTAGCGTTGAGAGTGAATTTCCAGGTGAAATAACAGTAACTAACGCTGGTATATATCAAATAGCTTTTAACTTTGCTTCAGAAAATAATAATACTGTAAATAGATTATTAGTAGCTGCAGAGTTACAAATAAAAAGTGGTGATACTGATGAAGGTTCGTTTGAAGCTATACCTGGTACTAGAGTGTTTAATTATAACAGAGGTATACAAACAAGTAATGGCGCTGCCTCATGGGGTGATATTTTTGAAGGTAGTGGTAACTCTACTATTTTACATTCATTATCAGCAGGTGATAAAATAAGAGCTCAGTTTTGGATAGACGGTAGATCAACTAACGCTTCTGGAGCAAAAACATTAATAGCAGGTTGTAGACTAAGCCTGCATAACATATCATAGTGTAAATTACGCGCTATTTTATGTAATACTATAAATAGATAAATAAAATTAACTTAAATTAAAAAAAATGGCAAAAAGAAAAACACCTAAAAAAGATAAAATTGTAGACTTAAAACCAAAAGCTGACAAGCTTGAGCAAAAAGAACTAGAACAGCTTCAACAGCTAGTTAGAAGCATAGACATGCTAAACATGGAGCTAGGTAGACTAGAAGTACATAAGCATACTAAATTACATGAATCAGCTGGTTTGCAAGATTCACTAAAACTTATGCAAGGTAAACTTGAAGACAAGTACGGTAAAGTTGATGTGGATATTAGAACAGGCGAGCTTAAACAAATTGAAGATGGAAAAGCTGATTCGTAAAATATCTATAGGTAAAGATTATAAAAATGACGCCATGCACTATGCCGTTGGGCAAGAAGTGTATGGTGGTCATAAAATATGTGATATATTAGAAGAAGAAGAAAAATTTTCTATATATATTAAAAAAGCAAATCAAGTTATACCTTGGAAAGATTTTAATAAAAACATGGCAATATCTGTCGAGTATAATTTAGAATATTAATGAAAAGTGTATACGGTTTTGTTATAAAACCAATAGGAGAAAGATATAATAATACTAAAAAAGTTGGTGACAAAGAGTTAATAGTTAACACTGAAGTTTTTAATCATCAATATGTAAATAGAAAAGCAAAAGTTATATCTACTCCAATTATTGGTAATACAGAAATAGAAGTAAACGACGATGTTATTGTTCATCATAATGTTTTTAGAAGATGGCACGATCAACACGGTAAAGAAAGGAACAGTGGTAATTATTTTAATGAAGACACTTATATTGTTTACATAGATCAAATATTTGCGTATAAAAGATATTGGAGATGGCAACCATTAAAAGGATATAATTTTATACAACCACTAAAACAAACAAACCCTTTGTACAACGAAAAAGAAAAATTAAAAGGTATAGTTAAATATACTGATGGTTGTGTAAAAGAAGGTGATATAGTTGGTTTTTTACCAATAGACAAATATGAATTTGTTATAAATGGTGAAAGATTATACAGAGTTAAATCTAATGCAATTACAATTAAATATGAAAATAAAAGAAACGAAGAAGCTTATAATCCAAGCTGGGCACAGGGCAGTTGAAGAACTGATTAATGTTGCTAAAGAAAAGATTATAACAAACACTGAAGATGATGTTAGTGCTGATAGATTAAAAAACGCTGCTGCAACTAAAAAACTAGCTATATTTGACGCATTTGAAATACTTAACAGAATACAGGAAGAAGAAAACTTGCTTAAGGGCACGACACCTGAAAAGACAGAGAAAAAAGCTTTTAGAGGATTCGCAGAAAGTAGATCTAAGTAATGTACGAGCAAAGTTTAGTTAAAGTTGTAGAACCTGTAAAGTTAACAACAATCACGAGAATGAATCGTGGTAAAAAATGGAAATATGGATATAATAAAGAACATGATATTATCGTTATATCAAAAACTGGTCAAATTGGTGAAATCATTGAAGTGCAAAATTTACGAATTGCTTTACCGAAAGTGCCAACCAACGTGTACGTGCATGCCAAGCGAAAATGGCAAAAGTTAGAATATTCTAAAGAATTAAATAAATTAAAAAATATATTTGACTGGCGTAATTATCCAGAAGAGCAAAAAGATAAGTGGTACGATTATATAGACGAAGAGTTTAAACGTAGAGATGAAGGGTTTTGGTTTATGAATAAAGATAAACCAACATACATAACAGGTACACATTATATGTATTTACAATGGAGTAAAATAGATGTAGGTGCGCCAGATTTTAGAGAGGCTAATAGAATATTTTATATATTTTGGGAAGCTTGTAAAGCTGATAAAAGATGTTATGGTATGTGTTACCTTAAAAATAGACGATCTGGTTTTTCGTTTATGTCATCAGCTGAAACTGTTAACTTAGCAACAATGTCTAGTGATAGTAGATATGGTATACTTTCTAAAACAGGTAGTGATGCTAAAAAAATGTTTACAGACAAAGTAGTGCCAATTAGTATTAACTATCCATTTTTCTTTAAACCAATACAAGACGGTATGGATCGTCCAAAAACAGAGCTTGCGTATAGAGTACCAGCTAGTAAGTTTACAAGAAAAAAAATAACAGCTAACGAACAGTTAGAAGAGTTAGAAGGATTAGATACAACTATTGACTGGAAAAATACAGGTGATAATAGCTATGATGGTGAAAAACTAGCTTTACTTGTACATGATGAAAGTGGCAAATGGGAAAGACCCGATAACATTTTAAATAACTGGAGAGTAACCAAAACATGTTTACGATTAGGTAGTAGAATCATAGGTAAATGTATGATGGGCTCAACTTCAAATGCGTTAGACAAAGGTGGAGACAATTTTAAAAAACTATACAACAGCTCAGATGTCACACAGAGAAATAGAAATGGTCAAACGAAGTCTGGTTTGTACTCTTTGTTTATCCCAATGGAATGGAACTATGAAGGATTTATTGACGAGTACGGACTTCCTGTATTTAATACGCCTGATAGCGACACATTCGCACCAGATGGAGAGTTAATAGATTATGGAATAATAGATCATTGGCAAAATGAAGCTGAAGGTTTAAAAAATGATCAAGATGCTTTAAACGAATTTTATAGACAGTTTCCAAGAACTGAAGAACACGCGTTTAGAGATGAAACAAAAAACAGTATATTTAACTTAGTAAAAATATACGAGCAAATAGATTATAACGAAGATCTTGGAAATACTTTAGGTATTACAAAAGGTAATTTTCAATGGGTTGGTGGAGTTAAAGATACACAAGTAATGTTTTATCCAAACCCTGAAGGTAGATTTTATGTTAGTTGGGTGCCTAAAATGGAATTACAAAACAAAATAGTAATTAAAAATGGTATACGCTACCCTGGTAACGAACACATGGGTGCTTTTGGTTGTGATAGTTACGATATATCAGGCACTGTAGATGGTAGAGGTTCTAAAGGAGCTTTACACGGTTTAACAAAGTTTAGCATGGAAGACTGTCCACCTGGTCAGTTTTTTCTAGAGTATATAGCTAGACCACAAACTGCAGATATATTTTTTGAAGATGTTTTAATGTCGTTAGTTTTTTATGGCATGCCGTTACTCGCAGAAAATAACAAACCAAGATTATTATACTATTTAAGACGTAGAGGTTACAGAGGTTTTAGCATGAACAGACCTGATAAAGTTTGGAACAAACTATCTGTAGCAGAAAAAGAAATAGGTGGTATACCAAACACTAGTGAGGATATAAAGCAAGCGCACGCTGCAGCTATTGAAATGTACATACAAGAAAAAGTTGGTCAAGTTTCAGAGGGTAAATTTGGCAATATGTATTTTAATAGAACTTTAAATGATTGGTCAAAGTTTGATATAAATAGAAGAACAAAGTTTGATGCAGCTATTAGTTCTGGGTTAGCTATAATGGCTTGTAATAGACACTTATATAAACCAAACCCAAAGATAGAAAAAACTCCTATTGATATAAGTATAGCGAGATATAACAATAGAGGAATAAATTCAAAAATAATTAAAAGATAATATGGCAGGATCTGTACATAAAAATTTTCCTTCTCAAGTCGTTAGTGATTTAGAAAAAATGACTATTGATTATGGTATGAGAGTTGGTAAGGCTATAGAGCTAGAGTGGTTCGATGGTCCAGCTACTCATAGATATTCAACATCACAAAGAAAATATCACAACTTAAGGTTATATGCTAGAGGAGAACAATCAATACAAAAATATAAAGATGAATTATCAATAAATGGTGATTTGTCTTACCTTAATTTAGACTGGACGCCAGTACCAATTATACCTAAGTTTGTTGATATAGTTGTAAATGGTATGGCTAATAGAGGTTATGATATAAAAGCTTATTCACAAGATCAGTTTGGTGTTTCAAAAAGAACTGAATATATGGAAAGCATAATAGCTGATATGCAAACAAAAGAGTTTAACGACGCTGCTAAAAATCAGTTAAATATAGATATGTATCAAAATGATCCTAACGAACTGCCAGATAATAAGCAAGAGTTAGAATTACACATGCAATTAAACTATAAACAAGCTGTTGAAGTTGCAAATGAAGAAGCTATAAATACATTAATGGACGGTTGTAAATATGATCTTATAAGAAGAAGATGTTTAGAAGATCTTACAGTTTGTGGTATTGCAGCTACAAAAACAACTTTCAATATGTCAGAAGGTGCTAAGGTAGAGTATGTTGATCCTGCTAATTTAGTTTACTCATACACTGACTCTCCTTATTTTGATGATATATATTATGTTGGTGAGGTAAAAGACATACCTATAAATGAGCTTGCTAAAGAGTTTCCTGAACTTACAAATGAAGATTTAGAAGACATAACAAAATATCACTCTACTTATAATCATGGTAGATATGGTGATAAAGATAAAGATAACAATAAAGTAGCTTTATTATATTTTAATTATAAAACTTATATGAATAATACATATAAAGTTAAAAAATTATCTTCAGGCGCAGAAAAAGCTATACCAAAACCAGATACATTTAATCCACCATCAGAAAAACAAGGTGATTTTTATCGTTTACAAAAATCTACAGAGTGTTTGTTTGAAGGTGTAAAAGTTTTAGGTTCTTCAAAAATGTTAAAATGGCAGAAAGCTGATAACATGATGAGAACTAAAAGCGACTTTAATAAAGTTAAAATGAACTATGCTATTGTCGCACCTAAAATGTATAACGGAAGAATAGAGTCAATTGTAAGCAGAATAACTAGTTTTGCTGATATGATACAGTTAACTCATTTAAAACTACAGCAAGTATTATCTCGTATGGTACCAGATGGTGTTTATTTAGACATAGATGGTTTAGCTGAAGTTGATTTAGGTAATGGAACAAACTATAATGCTCAAGAAGCTTTAAATATGTTTTTCCAAACAGGTTCTGTAGTTGGTAGATCATTTACACAAGATGGTGATCAAAATCCTGGTAAAATACCTATACAAGAAATATCAAACGGTCAAGGTGCTGGTAATAAATTAACTGCTCTTATAAATAATTATAATTATTATTTACAAATGATAAGAGATGTGACTGGTTTAAATGAAGCTAGAGATGCTTCTACGCCAGACTCAAGGTCATTAGTTGGTATACAAAAACTTGCAGCTGCTAATTCAAATGTAGCAACAAGACATATATTAGACGCTAGTTTATTTTTAACTGTAGAAACTGCAGAACAATTATCACTTAGAATATCTGATATTATAGAATATTCACCAACAAAAGATGCTTTTATACAAGCTATTGGAGCTCACAATGTAGCTACGTTAGATGAAATGAAAGAATTACATTTGTATGACTTTGGTATATTTATAGAAATGCAACCAGACGAAGAAGAAAAACAAGTTCTTGAAAATAATATTCAAATGGCTTTACAACAAAAGCTAATAGATTTAGATGATGCTATAGATATTAGACAAGTTAAAAACCTTAAAATGGCTAATCAACTTATAAAGTTCAAGAAGAAAAAGAAAATGGAAAGAGATCAAGCTATGCAGCAACAAAATATAAAAGCGCAAGGTGAGTCTCAACAACAAGCAGCACAAGCACAAGCTCAAGCTGAAATGCAAAAAAATCAAGCTAGAATGCAAGCTGAAATGCAAATGGAAGAAAAAAGAAACGGTATGAAAATACAGTACATGAAGCAAGAAGCTGAAATGAAAATGAAGTTAATGGATAAAGAATTTGAAATTAACAAAAAGCTTAGAGAAATGGATAGACAAGCGTCTATGCAAAAAGAAGGACAGAAAGAAGATCGAAAAGATGAAAGACAAAGGCAAATGGCTAGTCAACAAAGTCAACTTATCGATCAAAGAAAAAATGAAACAACACCAAAAAACTTTGAGTCTAAAGGTAATGACTCTTTAGGTAGCGGTATGGGTGTTAGTGGATTAACAAACAACTAATTATTTAATATTATTTTATCATGGAAGAAAACAAAGACGTAGTTGAAGAAACTACACAACAACCTGTGGAGGAAACCACTGAACAAAAACAAGAAGAATCACATATATCTTTTAACGAAGAAGGTGATATAAAAATAGATTTAAACAAGTTTAACGAATTAAACCAAAATCAAGATGCCGTTTCAGAGTCACAAACAGAGGAGGTTCCTGTACGCAACGAATCCGAAGCTAGCGAAGGAGTTCAGCAAGAAAACATCGAAGCAACAAATGAAGAACCTACCGGAGAGCAAGAGCAAGCCGTTCAAAATGAAGAATCAGAAGTTACTGAAAATGCTGAAGAAGAACAGGTAGAAGAATACGTTGACTTACCAGAAAATATTCAAAAGTTAATGGACTTTATGGAAGAAACTGGTGGTGATCTACAAGATTATGTAAAACTAAATACAGATGTTAAAGATTTAGATGACTCTGAAGTTTTGCATGATTATTATAAAAGAACAAAACCTCATTTGAATAATGAAGAAATTAATTTTCTATTAGAAGATAGATTTTCATTTGATGAAGAAGAAGACGATCAAAAAGAGGTAAAAAGAAAAAAACTAGCCTTAAAAGAGCAAGTTGCTGAGGCGAGGTCCTACTTAGACGGGCAAAAGTCTAAATACTATGAAGACATCAAAGCTGGTTCAAAGCTCACGAGTGAGCAACAGAAAGCAATTGAGTTCTTTAATAGATACAATCAAGATGAAGAGCAGAACATGAAAATTGTAAAGCATCAACAGGAAACTTTTTACGATAAAACAAACCAAGTTTTTAATAAAGATTTTAAAGGGTTTGAGTTTAACGTTGGTGACCAAAAAATGACTTACAATATTCAGAATGTTGACGATGTAAAAAACACGCAAATAGATATAAATAATTTCGTAGGAAAGTTTCTTAACGAAGGTTTAATGTCAGATGCTGCGGGTTATCACAAAGGATTATTCACTGCTATGAATCCTGATGCAATAGCAAAACATTTCTATGAACAAGGCAAATCAGATGCTATAAAGCAATCAGTTGCCGATTCCAAGAACATTAACACGTCTAGAGAATCTCATAAAGTTTATGAAGGTGAAGGAGGCTTAAAAATTAGAGTTTTAGGTAATGATTCAGATGATATGAAGCTACGTATTAAAAAACGAAACTAATTATTAATTTAAAAATTATTTAAAATGGCAATAGCACAAACTGTTCCGGCAGCAGGTTATACTCCTGCTCCGATGAAACAATTGCTTGCAACTAACTATATTGACTTTACCTCTGGAGGTACTGGGGCAAATGATACAAATGGTTGGGCGCAACAATACTTACCAGATCTTATGGAGAAAGAAGCTGAGGTTTTTGGAAACAGAACTATCTCAGGTTTCTTATCGCAAGTAGGAGCTGAAGAATCTATGACTTCAGACCAAGTAATTTGGTCAGAGCAAGGTAGATTACACTTAGCATATAAAGTTGTAACTGGAGCAAATGACTCAGGTGAATTAAAACTGACTTTTGACGGTAACACAACTGATGCTGATGGAAATGCAGTACCAAACACAGGTAAAGACCACGGTATACGTCCTGGTGATATGTTACTTGTGTCTGACGCAAACGTAACTGTAAACGTATTTGTACAAAGCGTAAATGCTAGTGCAGGTACTATACAATGTGAAAGATATGATGGTAACGCTGATGGTGCTGCTGGATTATCTGGTGAATTAACTGTCCTAGTTTATGGATCTGAATATGTTAAAGGATCTATAGGTAGAGCTGGAGCTAACAAGCCACAGCACTTATCTAGAACTAACAAGCCAATCATTTTAAAAGATAAATATGAAGTATCAGGTTCTGATGCATCTGCTATCGGTTGGGTTGAGATTTCTGGTGAAGAAGGACAAAATGGTTACCTATGGTACTTAAAAGCTTCTGGTGACACTAAAGCACGTTTCTCTGATTACTTAGAAATGGCAATGATGGAATCTGTAACTGCAGGTGCTAACATGGCTAA